TTTGATTGGAAAATAATGACTGATATAGATGTAGTAATGCAAAAGAGTCTTACTCTTCCTAAACCACAGTATGAACAAGCGGTGCTACCACCTGATATTACAGAGTTAAGTAGCGAAGATTTAGCCATAATGTTTACTACACTCACAGCCTGGGCTGATTATTTTGCTTCTCAGTTAGTTCAGGCTCAACTTCGTGAACGGGAGTCTCAGAGAGCCTTGGAGATGGCTGAGAATAAAATGCTCATACTCAAGATGGGCTCAGCCTCAAAAGGCTCAACCGTAAGTTTAGCCAAGGCTCAAATTGCTACTGATCCAGAGATTGTCCGATTAGGAGATACTCACGAAGAACGGTATGCTTACCGCAAGATATTAGAGATGATGCTCTCAAATCAAGAACGAGACATCACTTTAGTTTCGAGGGAAATAACACGGAGAACAAACGAGTCCCGAATGGGACGGAGGGATACATTCATAACATGAAAAAAATACTAATGCTTGTTCTAGTTTTAATAACTGGACTTATATCACCTGCAAAAGCAAACAGCGAACCAACAATTGCTATTATTGATAGTGGTGTTGCTACATCTTTATTTGCAAACAACATTGCATATGAAGTATGTTTAATTAATCTACCTAGATGTCCAAACCAAAAGTCCAGTATGGAAGGTCCAGGGGCTGCAAATCTTGCTCCAACATCTGACAAGATGTTAAATCACGGAACACAGATGGCATCTATTGTCACCGCTGTAAATCCATCGGCAAAAATTATTCCAATAAGAATTGTTGGAATGACTCCAGCAGGAGTTGCTGGTCTTTATAACTTAAATGATGTGCAGAATGCTTTAAATTGGATTATTACCAACAGAGTGAAGTACAACATCTCAGTAGTACTTCTTGCACAGGGTGCTGTGATGGGTAACTGCAGAGTCCCTGATGGAATGGCACAATCAATTGCAACATTAAAGGCGGTAAATGTTCCTGTTATTGCCGCAGTTGGTAATGACTCAAATAGAAAAGCCGTATTCTCACCAGCATGTCTACCAGATGCTGTGGCAGTTGGTGCAACTGATAATCCATGGAATGGAACTGGTGCTAATACTTATGATCCAGATGCAGCGCCATATATCGCAAGATATAGCAACGGTGCACAGGGTCAAGTAGATTTCTATTTAAATGCTCGTTACAACACCAAACTTACAGATGGATCTACTAAGTTTGTTGTTGGAACATCAAACGCATCTGCTGCACTAGCAGGATGGTGGTTACTAAATAGAAAAGCAACCTTTGATGAGACCTTTAATGCAATCATGGCTACAACTACAGAAGCAAAGAACGAATTTGTGACTGGGCGGTATGTCAGACTTCCATAACGAGACGGTGCTTGAAGAAGCACAACGTTTGATAACGGGTGATCGTAATAAGTCTTACGATCATCCGTTAGACAATTTTAATCGCATTGCTAAAGGTTGGGAAGTTATTTTTAATTCTAAAGTAACTGAAGAACAAGTTGGATTAGCAATGACATGGGTAAAAATTTGTCGTGAAGTTCACCAACAAAAGAGAGACAACCTAGTTGATGGGGCGGGTTATCTAGGGACTGTGCAAATGGTCATAGATGAAAGAGAACGCCGTGCCAACCAAAGCGATTGATGGTCATTTACCAAAAGACTGTACTGTAACAATAGGAATAGATCAATCTCTTACTGGGTTTGCATTAACTGCACTTCAATTTGATGATCCAACAAAGTACATAACTTGGGTTTATAAATCTCCTTATTTTGGAATTGAACGACTTGCAGATATTAGACAGTGGTTAATAGATCATTTAGATTACCTTGATGAAAATAAAAATACAATATTAGATATAGCAATGGAAGGCACCGTCCTTGCTAGTCATGCAGCCTTAATTTTAGGTGAGTTATCTGCCACAGTTAGACTAACCATTTTTGATTACTTTGAAGAAGGCGATCCTAGAAAATTTCCTTTAAAAGTTCCACCTATGACTCTAAAGAAGTTTGCCGCAGGGAAAGGTAATGCAAAAAAACAAGAGATGTTATTACAAATATACAAGAGATGGGGCATAGAATTTAATGATGATAACGCCGCAGATTCTTACGCTCTTGCAAGGCTCTTAGGAAAAAACTTCTATAATGAGGTCGAGAAGGCAGTTGCCGAACAAATGAAAGACTCTAAATACAGAGACGCACCAAGATTTTAGCCTTACCCTATATTCTAGGAGCGGTACATAAACTCGACTTAAAGGACTACTAGACATGACAACTTTACCTGAAATTTCTATCTCTAATGATGAACCATTTTTAAGAGTTAGCGCAAGTTCAAATCCTCAAAGCGTGGCATCAGCAATTGCTCACGCTATTTACGAAAAACATGAAGTAAAATTACGTGCCGTAGGTGCAGGAGCAGTAAACCAAGCAGTTAAAGCCATTGCTATATCTCGTGGCTATGTTGCTCCCAGAGGTTTAGATTTAACCTGTAAACCAGGATTTACAACCATTGAATCTCGTGACGGAGAAATTTCCGCCATTGTATTCGCCATTACAGCAAGTTAATTTAGTTCTATCCTTATACCTACACTAAGGAGTCACCATGGCAAATTGGACAGATATGGGTCACGCAATGCGTCGTCGCATGGGTGCACCTTCAAACCACCTAGAGTCAGCAGGTACTAAAATGAAAAAAGATGTAAGCCCAGATCAATATACGCCTTCTGGAGCAAATGCAACAATAAATAATGTAAGTGGAACACCTTCTGTTGGTACATTAATGCCAAAGAAGAATACTCAAGCAGCACAACCAGTGTACGGTACAAAAGCAAATAGAAAGAATGTACTTGTAGCAGATGCTGCAGCATCAGAACGTAAAGGGGCTGCATACAGAATTACTACAACAATGCCTTGTATCGACCCTTGTTCAGGATCAACAATGACTAATGCAAGAATCATTCCTTCAGTTTCAGGACGTCAAAGTCCTAACTTCCAAGGTGGAATGGGCGACGCTTACTAAAATGCCATTGTCGAATTCACAATTCGGCGGTAGCAATTCAATGGTGCCACAAACACCAGATGTTGAAACGCCTTTATCTTATAGTTCTTCTACAGCAGGATCTGCTGCTCAAGCAACTGCATGGAAAAATAGAAGTATTGGTGGCGGTAAACCTTTAGCATTATCAAAAAGAACAATGGGCACAACTTTTAATTGGGACGATACTTCTACAAACACATCAGTTACACCTAATATTGGTGGTAGAAACCCAAATGCTTAGTAATGAACAATTTGCTAATTTAGCCAATGAAGGTGGAGCCAGCAGAAGTTTTAAGACTGGTGAATCTCCTAAAGGTCCTGGAATTATGGTTTCAGTTCCTGGTGCTGAAAAAATTACAGATGCTCCATACACTGCAGAACAAGCAAAGAGTTTTAAAGAAGAACACGCAACCAAAGCAACTGGCGATGTATATCAAGGTGCGTGGAAAAGTGGTGGAAAAATATTTGCTGATATAAGTGTTAAACACAGCACACTTCCAGCAGCACGTAAGGCTGGTGTAGAAAATAAACAGATTGCTGGTTATGATTTAGGTGGAACAGATGTAAGACGTCCACAGGGTGGCAATGTTTATTTTGGTAGAAAAGTTCCTGGAGTTGAATCCAATCCAGAATTTGTAGCAAGTGCACATAGAACAGCAGAGTATGAAAGAATGGAACCAAAACCAAAGGCTCAAGAATTTGCAGAACAAGCACAAATAAGTCGTGGTGCTACATATAAAGGTAAAAAAATTTCAGTAAATGAAGTCTACTCAACCATTGCAAAAAATCGCCGAAATAGAGGTGTGTAATGGCTGGTGGAGTTAATAACTTTTCCGCATCACAAAATTGGCAATCACTAGGTGGTGGCGGTCTTTACGGGTATAACAATCAGGCTGGTGCTGGAACTCCAATTGCACGTAGTGCAATTGATGAGTCTCGTATGGGCATTGGTCGTATTCCTTCTGCAGAGTATCCAGATGGCTATCTTGGCACAATGCGATCTCGAAGAGATGACAGATTATTAGACTCAATTAAAAACCGTGTAAATCAAAAGGCTTATCAACGTGGTGTTCACAAAGGTGAACGTATTGAGCCTTCTATGTATTATTGGCCAGAACAAATTCATCCAATGATGGGTATTGAACGTCAAATGAAAGCAAAGCCAGTAAATATAAATGGCGCAATCACTTATATGGCAGCAAGAAATGCACCACAAACACAGTTGACTCCTGCTCCACATCTTGTAAATGATGGAAAAGCAAATACTGTTGCAGATCAGCCAGGTGAAATTAATGCACGCCGTCAAGCAATGCTTGCTTACCTAAGACCTGCGTGGGCATAACATGGCATATTTTGGAGTTAATCCTCATGGTCGTTGGGATAAGACTATTGCTCAAGCCCAATTTAAAGATCATGTTGAAAATATAATTAAAAAATATCGTGAAGCATCTCCAGCATTTGTTGAGGGCGGACACCAATGGTATGAAAAAGCACATGAAGAAGCAACTAAACTTGGTGGAGGAGATACAAAACGTGGCGCAGGAATTATTGCGGCATTATCTCCATTAAGTGATTGGGATAGAAATGTTAGAGAAGCAAAAGAGTTAGTAAAGACTGGCGATGTTAAGAACGCTCTCCTTCCAGCAAATGTTGTAAAGGCTCAAAGAATACACGCAGGAGAAGAGCCTGAGAAGGTATTAGGCGGACACAAAGTAACTAGTTTCTTTCAAAACATACATGATCCAAGTAATAAGGAACCAGTGACAATTGATCGTCATGCGTACGACATTGCAATGGGCAGACCCTTTGCTGGATCAGGAAGACCAAAGAATTTAGAAGAGTTAAAAGTTCCACGCCAGACAGGAACTATGTCTCAAGATTTAGGCTTAAGTTCAATGGGTAGATACAAGCACTTTGTTCATGCTTATCAGCATGCTGCAGGAGAATTAGATGTTGATGTACCAAATAAAGTACAAGCAACATCATGGGTAACTCATAGAGGGGCAATAGGATGACACAGAAATTTGATGGCGTTTATGATTATACAAAGCCGTGGCGTGCACCTGTACAACCTGACAAGGTAGCCAAGAGGTACTCTTATCTAGGACCATGGGCATCTAACCAAGAACGATTAACTCAACAGGCTCTTATGGTTATGAACATACCTGGAAAAGATATTCAAGAGATGGTTAGACCACCATTACCACAAATTCAATTATTTCCAGAACGATATGGCTACGGAGATCGTAGTCAACCTGGTATTGATGACATTGTAACTATTGATAGAAATTACTCTGAACCAAGAGTATCCTGGTTCTCTGGCGGCGTTGCTGGTTACCAAGCAGCCGAACGAAACGCACTAGGGAGTAACTAATGCCAACTATAGTTCCTGATCGTGGTGATGATCCAAAGCGCAAGATGTCTTATCTTGAAGAGGTAGATACTGTAAAACGTAAAAAAAGAGTTAGCCCAATACAATATGAAGAGATGTTAAAGGCTAGAAAACCAGGAGCAAAAGATCCTTTTTACGGATATCAAAAACGAATTGGCGAATGGGATCCAGAAAGGTACTAATGGACGACGGAGATGGAATGATAGCAATGGAGTTACAGGCAGGACTAATTGCGTCTAACGCCACTATGTATAATGGCTCATCACCTTGTCCAACTTGTGGCGTTGTTATGAATCCTGTTGAATTTTTATCTAATAGAGGACACTGTTTGTCTTGCACAACAGCAAAAAACGCTAAAAGAGTAAAGGAAAGAATGTCATGATGTTTAACGACCGCAGAAGGACCCGCATTCAGAGTGCTAAAGAACGTCAAAGGGTACATAATTTAGTCAGGGACACAGGTGCTTATCTCTCTAATTCAAAAGGAGAGTATCCAGCATCTCGTAAGGAACAATATGCTCAATCAACTCAAACGGTAGACGCCGTAATTGAGGAAAGTAGGAAGAAGAGATAATGGCCGTTAACTCATCACGTTCAATGAACAAGTCACTTGATGAAGGTGCAACAGATGGTAAGTATCGCAAGGTTCGTCCTGATACTGAAGTAGGTCCAGAGTCATCTGGAACTGAAGCAAATCGTCAATCACTTCATCCATTTTATGGTTATGGTTTTGCAACATCTGAATATCCAAACAAGGTAAATCCAGGTAAGTAAAATGGAGTTCAACGACCGTCGTAAACAAGGCGTACTTTCTGCAGCAAATACTTTACGAAAAGGTTTGAAAAACAAACAACGTTCTATGAAAGCAACTGCAGAACTAACAGGAGAACCAGTTGTTGGTTTAGGTAAACACAAAGACCCTATTTACCTGTTAAAAAACGCAGTAAAAAATGAATATACATTTAAAAATGGTAAACTAAGTTCACGTTCAAGAAAACCAGGTAAGTAATCATGGGTAGAATGCACGCCGAAGAATACGCTTCAATGAAGGGTAAAAATAAAGATCTAGGATTACTTGCACACTTACAAAGTAATCACTATCCACCAGTTCCTGCATCAATGCTTGGGCCATCTAAACGTGCCATTAGTGCCGTTAATCGTGGAAAACATAATTCAAATATTAAACTTCCACAAGGTATTTTATATAAAGGTAAAAAGTCAGCACCAGCATCTGCAATTGTTGAAGCACACCACTTACACGCCTGGTTAAACCCAGATCAATTCCAGGATTAAATATGGCTAAAGCAAAAAGACTTAAAAATTTAAAAGAAGCATCTAGTTTTATTTCTACCAGAGTTCCTTTTTCAGTAGCATCTCTATCTGGTGTAGAAGGAGTTACTGATCCTGGCTATATGTCAGATGATGAGACTCGTGAATATCGTAAATCAAACCCAACATATACAGTTCGTTCATATGGAACTCCAATTGCCTGGCATGGAGACGCTGGTTGGCAACAGTCATCTACCAAGTATTCTAGTACAACATCTAAACACCAAGGAATAGTTCGCCGTGCATTAAATGAACATTTCCAAAGTGGACATGACGGAGCAAAGAACCCAAATTACGGTATACCTCTTGGCGAAAAATAAAAGTGGTGGGGGTCGTAATGACGCCCGAAAATGTGGTAAGGCAAATAAGAAACGCCCAAAGATAAATGTAAAAAACGGTAAATCTTGTTGTGGATACTCAATAAAGAGAATTGATAGATT